AAAGATATAAAAACCTCTTACAGAGGCTCTAAGAAACAAAAAATCCCACTGATGTGGGATATTAAGAAGTTATATTATTATATTTCTTAATCTCTTAATTATTTTATCTCTGTATTTCTGTATTGTTTGAATTTCTGTATTTCTGTATTGTTTGAATTTCTGTATTTCAATTATACATTGGTTGTCAAGTATTTGGAAGGTAGAATAATAACAGGGTTTGGATTGTACTGGTGGGTGGTTGTGCGGTCTGGATTGGTGGGTATTGTTAGAATAGATGGCGTTGCGGATTGTACTGGTGGGTGGTTGTCTGCTGGTGGGTTTGGGTCTGGATTAAGTAGAATAGATAGTCATTGGATTGTTCCGGCGGTGGGTTGGTGTCCGGCGGTCTTGGGTCTTTCTTTCTTGGGTATTGATTTGTTCCCCTTCCTTATGTCTATGCTTCCGGCAATCAGGGGTTAAATAGTTAAACCTCAAGGAACTAAGGTATATAGTCGCACATTATTTATTATGCGACACTATGCTAACAGAGGTAGAAGTCAGTCATACTGCTTGATTTTACCTTATATGCTGTGTTCTTAAAATGCGCCACTATAGATACTTCCATATTCTGATTTCTGTATTCTCTTATGATTGACCCCTTATACACTCCCCCACCTCCCTCTTGTAGTACAAAGATAGGGAAATTTAATACATTCTCTTTCAGACAAACAAGACACCAAGAACCTAAGAACCACAACTCCTCAGTACCTCAGTATCTTAACTCCTTAGTACCTCAAGAGCTAAGGTTCTCAGACACCAAGCCTCTCAGTATCTAAGCTTCTAAGAACCTAAGAATCTAGTTTCTTAGCCTGTAGAACCTAAGAATCTAAGCCCCTAAGATTCTCAGAGGCATACCCCTTAGTTACTAAGAATCTTAGAATAAAAATTTTATAATTTTTTGATACTTGACACTTAAACATTAATACATTAATATATTAATATATGTGTAGATTAATGTTATACCTCACCAAAGAACAGAAGGAATATATCAGAAGTACAGCTTTTGAGAATAGAGTAACTATGAGTTCCTGGGTTATTAAGAAACTAAGGTTCTTAGATCCTAAGGGGCTAGGTTCTAAGGATTTAGAATCTAAGGTTAAAAAGCTAAAAAGATTAGAAACTGATAAGATATTTGAAGATTATGATAAGAAAATTATAGAAATTGATAAAAGATTATCCCCTCAAGAAAAGACAACTCCCTCCACCGCTGGGATCAAAAAGGGGGAGGAATGAAACAAGTAAAATTTAAAGTCGGTGATATAGTCAAACACAAGACAAGTTTTATTCAAATAATGGTAATTGAAGTATTGCCACTTGCGACTTATTATTGCAGTTGGATAAATTCTATTACTGGAGAACGTACTGAAGATGAGTTTTTAGAATTTGAATTGGAGAAAGTATAAATTGAAATAAATTTAAAGGAGGTAAAATGAATTTAACTGAAATAGCAAGTGCTTCAGCACTACTTAAGAAAGAATTAGCACCTTTAGCTGAAAAGCTCGGGGAAGGAGCAGAATATACCTTTGCCTTATTTATCAGGCAGGTCTATGTTAATGCCTTAACAGGGTTATTGCTCGTTATCCCTGGTGTTTTAATGTTTTATTATGGCTATAAATGGACAAAGCAAACCTTTGAAGATGAACCTGATTCACCGATTTTTTTAATTTCTATCCCTTTAATTATAGTTGGAATAATATCTATACTAATACCCCTTGCGGGCTTAATCCAAGCATTAGTTAATCCAGAATATCAGGCAATTAAGTTAATATTAGAAACAGTTAATAATAATTAAAGGAGGAAATATGAAAGACTTTACATTTAACTTTACAATTATCTTGACAATCGCCATCGTAGTAATGGGATATATGGTAGTAACTGATAGCGTGAAGCTTATAAAGCTAGAAGCTAAGGTTGATAAGCACCTGGAACTATTTGATAAATTTGCTAAGATTCATGATGAGAATGTTGAAATTTACAATGAGCATTGGGAAACTCAGTGGGAATGGAATGAGGAGATGGCTGAATGGACTAATGATGTTTTTGATTATTTAGAATGAGGATTAAATGAAAAAGAAACCACTTAAAGTTATCAAGCCGAAACCATCTGAGGGTTGGGTTTGCACCAACTGCGGTAGGAGCTTTCCTACTATGAATGCAATGATAAAACATACAAATGAAGTTCATGTAAGGAAAAGTAATATAAAAGATGAAAAAACGGTAGAAGAACCTAATCCGGTTGACCCAATAACACCAAAAGAGAAGGAAACGATTGAAATTTCCCAGCCACCGCCTGCAGAGGAAATAATCCCCCAAGAGAAAACACCAATTATTAACATTCCTATTGAATTAGGATACAAATATATAGGGAATTGTCCTGTTTGCCGAAACGACTTAGAAACTTTGATGATTGAAGTTGAAGTTAGCAAGAAAATTAAAAAACAATATGCTATAGCTTTTTGTAATGTTTGTAAGAAAAAGCTAAAAAGCAGAGAAGTTGTGAAATTATAGTATAATGGCTTTATGCCAGCACTTCTTCCAGTACGCAGGAATGACAATAATGGATTTACAGTAGTCAGGGTTCATTACTCCGCAGACCCTGAGAAACAAAATTCCCTATGGATTAAGGAAGCAAAGAAGGGTATTGGATTGCAGGCATGGCAAAGGGAATATGAAATCTCATACGATGTATTCTCCGGTAAACCAATCTTTCCCGAATTTAAAGAAGACCTCCATTTAAGAAATCTAAAATATAATAAAGGCAATCCTATCTTTCGTGGCTGGGACTTTGGCTTCCACCACCCGGCTGTTGTTATTTCACAGCTTAATCAGTATGACCAATGGGAGATACTGGAAAATATTATTGGTAATGAAGAAGGGATAGAACATTTTGCTAAAAGGGTTAGGTTGTATTGTTTAGTTGAATATCCGGGAGCTAAGTATGCTGACACTTGTGATATCCATGGATTAGATAAATCAGATAAAGATGATAAAACTTCAGTTCAGGTTCTAAACACCCTAGGTATTTTCCCCACTGCTAGAAAAACTCCCATAAATGAAGGAATGGAAATAATAAGAAAGAAGCTTATGATGCGGGATGATGGAAAAGTAGGAATGTTAGTTAATAGAAATCCAAAGGCTAAGGATATAGTAGATGGTTTTAAGGGCGGATATAGGTATAAGGAAACGCTCCAGGGGAAGATAAAAGAAGAGCCGGAGAAAGATGGTTGGTATGACCACTGTGTTTGTGGTGATACATCAATCAAAACTAGTAAGGGAGATAAAGGCATTAAGTATATAAAGGCTGGTGATAAAGTTTTAACTAGGAAGGGATATAGAAAGGTTTTAGAGAAATTTAATAATGGTAAGAAGTTTGTAAAATCTGTTATTTTATCTAATGGGAAAAGGATAGTTGGCACAGGAGACCATAAAATATGGGTAGTAGGTAAAGGGTGGGTGGTTATTGACAAACTGCGATATAGTGATAGAATGTTATCATGCGAAAAGTTGATAGGACAAACTGCAAATCAGAACAAATTATCTTCAACGGTTTTAGATACAACCGCTATCCGGAAGCTAAAAGAAGGTGTAATAGGGTTTATTTCGCAAAAACAAATGGAAAAAGATTACATGTGGCGATTTGGGAAAGGTATAACAATAAAAAAGTTCCTGTTGGCTATCACATCCATCATAAAGACGGTAATTCTCTTAATAATAAAATTACCAATTTGGTTTGTATTGAAGCTGGGAAACATCTTTCAAAACATGTACAAAAGTATTTATCAGTTCCAGAAAACTTACAAAAACTCAGGAAGCATTGTGCAAAGGTTAGACCGCTTACTAAGAAATGGCATGGCAGTAAAGAAGGGAAAGAGTGGCATAAGAAACACAGTAAGGAAGCATGGGAGAATAAGAAACAATATAAAAATGTTTGTTTATTCTGCAATAAAGAATTTAAGACATTTTTCCCTAAGTGGGGAAAGTTTTGCTCAAATAAATGTAAATCGGCTCATAGAAGAACTACTGGTGTCGATGATATATATAGACAATGTATTATTTGCGGGAAATCTTTTAAGGTTAATAAATACGCTAAGAAAAAGGCGTGTTCCACAAAATGCTCCGTTCGTAGTCGCAATAATACCAAGAGAGAAAAAAGAAAGAGTTTATAACTTCGCTGTCCACCAACATCATGAATATTTTGCTAATGGTATTTTGATAATGAATTGTTTCGATTGTATGCGTTATATATGTACCACTCTTTTTAATATCGCCGGTGTTAGGCAAATGGGAAATCCGATTACTAAAGATGGTCAAAATCCGTTGGTAAGTATGTTTTCCGAAGAATCGCCTTCTTCAAATAGCATAGTAGAAGATGAGGGAATGTCCAGTTATTTCTAGTGCCTGTCCAAGGACGGGACAGTTTCCCGCACTGGTTTCTTATCCTGTCCTTGAATAGGCATTTGACAAACAGTATTTTATAAGTTATAAAATAGAAAAGGTATGAAACCACGTGCTTCGTGGTTTTTTTTGTAATATGAATTTAATAGATATTTCCACAACAAAATTAAAAGAAAAAATAAATAAGACTATAAAGCCTAGGTTAAAAAAGGTTGGCGGTGAAGTTAAGGAAGTTGAGGTTGGTAAAGTAACTAGAGATGATGTTCTTAATCTTATAAAGATAAAGAAAGCAAAAAATAAAGAAGAAAAGCAAAAAGCAGTTAGTGATTTTTTAGATACGCTTGAGCCTAATGCAATGACAGAAGAAGGTAAGGCAAAGTTGTTAGATGATTTAGATAGTTATTAAAATATTGTTCGGGAAGCTAAAGCTAAAGAGCAAACATACAAGTAATAAACTTTGAGTTTGAACTTCCCGCAGAATGTTTGAATTAATACTACTTACAATTATTGTTATTATAGTAATCGGATTTTCCGCTTTTCAGTTTTATATGAACCATAAGCATATACAAAAACTGGAAGGAATGCTTATGTCCGGAAATATCCGTAAAGAAAGCAAGGGAGTAAAACCAGTAGGAGACCCTAATCAATTAAAATCTGAACCGAATGAGCTTACACTTCAAGGGATGGGTGAATTTGATATCAGCAAAGTAAACAATTTACAAATAGACGGTCTTCCTTCGAGGAAGGTTAAAATATATAAGTAAAGGAGCTTTATGCCAAAAGTAACTATAAATAAAAAAGTAATTGATGAAGTATCTGGAATGGATAAAAGCACTTTATTTAAAAAAAGAGTAGAGGAGATGAGGGAGAAAAGCAATAAGAAAGAAATTGAAAAGAAACGCAGGTGGGGACAGTTTTATAAAGAAAAAGCAGAGACCGTAGTTAAATCTATGGTTGATGATCGCAGAAGGTATGACAGCGAGTGGATGACAAGAGACTTATTCCGCAGAGGTTACCAGTTTTCTAATTATAATTCTTCAAGTAGAACTATTGCTATTGCTTCACGTTCAAGCGTAAAAGTCCCTATTAACCTTACTTGGGCTCAAATGCGTTCTATAAGAAATCAGGTTACTTCTTTCCGTCCCAAATGGGAAACCCTACCGACAGGAAAAAGCCAAGAGGCTATGACTAATGCCCGTTATTCAGGAAGGCTTCTGGATTATTATTATGACCGTTTAGGATTACGCCACATGGTTAAAGAAACAGTCACTCAAGGACTTGTTTATTCTGTTGGAGGTCCATGGCAGGTTGGATATGACCCCCACGCTGATAATGGTAATGGAGAAGTATTTATCTGGCTTCTTGACCCCTATGATTTCTTTATTGATTCTTCTGCTACCTGTATCGAAGATGCAGAGTTTTGTTGCAAGGCAGTCCGCCATCCATTGGATGAGGTGAGAAATAATCCGGAGTTTGAGTTTTTTGATGATACTCTTTCCGGTGAGTCCAGAATGGCTGTTTCCGAATATAAACAGTTTTTACTACAAACATTAAAACAGACACAGACAGGAAAAGCGGAAGAGGAAGAGGGAGTTATTCAGTATGAAGTTTATATAAAGGAAAGAGTTAATGAAGTTAATAAAGAAAAATTAGCTGAGGAGTTAAGGGAAAATAAACAAGATGCAAGCAAGCTTCGTATCGGAGAAGTTCTTATGAGAAATGTATTTTACGTAGATTCATTAATGGATCCGTTAAAAGTACAACTTCTTAGAAGAAGTGATTTTCCTTTTGTTGCTTACCACGCTGATATTAATCCAAAAGAGTTTTATGGTGAAAGCTGGATTAAGCACATGATACCAGTTAATAGGCTTCTTAATGCTTTAGAGAGTTCTGTCTTTGAATACAATTACCGCTATGGAAAGGGAAGATTTGTTTTAGATAAGAACTCAGGGGTAAAGCTTATTTCAAACCGTCACGGAGATTTCATAGAAGTTAATCCTGGACATACAGTTACTTCTGTAGCTTTGTCTCCTTTACCGGCAAGTTATGCTCAGCAGATTTCAAATTGCTGGAGATATCTTGAGGATATAGGGGGAAGTCACGATATTTCTCTCGGCCGAATACCTGCCGGAGTAAAATCCGGGATTGGGATAGCTGAACTTAAATCAGCGGATGCTTGTGTTGATACTGATACAGAAGCATTAACAAAACGGGGTTGGAAAAGGTATAACGAAATTTTAGATGGTGAGGATATATATGTTTTAGATCCTGAAACAAAAAAAGGAAAATGGGGAAAGGTTAATTGGATTTATTTTGATGATAAAGAAAATACTGATATGTATAAGTTTAAAA